CTCTCCTCGTCTCGATCACGACGGCGGGCTACGACCGGAAAGGAATCTGCTACGAGCAGTACCAGTATGCGAAGGCGGTCGCGGCGAACTGGAAGCACGATCCCACGTTCTTCTCCTGCATCTACGAGAAGGAGGAGGATGCCGACTGGAAAGACCCCGACGTGTGGCCTCAGGCGAATCCGTCGTGGGGCGTGACGATCAAGCCGAACGACTTCGCCCTTGACGCAAGGGAGGCAGAGCAGTCTCCGACCAAACTCAACTCGTTCCTGCGATACCGGCTCAACACTTGGACCTCCTCCGACGTGCGGTGGCTGTCCCCGGAGGTGTGGGAGCAGGGGTCCGTTCCGCTCCGGGACTTCGGGGATCGTCCTGTCTACGCTGGCCTTGACCTTGCCACCACATACGACCTTACCGCGTTGGTTCTGATCTGTCCTGACCCGGAGGACGGAAGCCTCGACGTGCTGCCGTTCTTCTGGATTCCAGAGGCGAACGCCGTGGAGCGAACCACTCGCGACAAAGTGGACTATCTCGGATGGATACGGGACGGGCATATCCGCGTGACCAACGGAAACGTCACAGATTACACCGTGCTGCACCGCGATCTCGCGGCGATCTGTGAGCAATACAAGGTTCGGCAACTGGCCGTGGACTTGAAGTTCAACGGGCAGATGATCGCTAATATGCTGCAAGGGGATGGGGTGGACGTAAGAGGATATCCACAGGGTGGTCGCGACATGAGCGCGCCTGCCAAGGCACTGGAGAACCTTCTAGCCAACTCAAAAATCCGTCACGCTGGTCATCCCGTGCTGTCGTGGTGTGCCGGAAACGTCGCTGTCCATGAGGACCGATACGGAAACATTTATCCGAGCAAGGCAAAGTCAACGGAGCGCATCGACGGCATCGTGGCGTTGTGCCAAGGGATCGGGAGTTGGGTCGGAAGCGAGCAGAAGCCGAACGAATCTCCCGAAATCTTTTTCATATGATCGCACCGAATCATCAGCACCGAATCCTGTGGCTTCCTGACGGCGAGGAGCGGATGTTCGACGATGACGCTCCAAGCCGCTCTTCGGCTGGCGTCCGCATCACGTCCAGCAACGCTCATCAAGTCTCGGTCGTGTTTTCCTGCCTTCGCGTGATCGCGGAGACGGTCGCGAGCCTTCCGCTTCATGTGCTGGAGCGAACTGCTGGTGGAGGCAAGCGGATCGCCAAGGAACTCCCGCTGTATCGCCAACTGCACTCGCAACCGAACGGCTGGCAAACGTCCTTTGAGTGGCGAGAGCAGGCTGTGTTCCACGTCGGGCTGTGGGGAAATGCCTTCTCGGAACTCATCCCCGGCCAGATCGTTCCTCTCCATCCGTCGCGGATGAAAACGGAGCGTCTCGAGAACGGCAAACTGCGATACAAGTATCGCGAGGAAAAAGGAACGGAGACGGTCTACGACGAAGCCAAAATCCTCCAGATTCGTGGCCCTTCCGATGACGGCGTGAACGGGTTGTCCGTTGTCGAGGAGTGCAAGGACGCGATCGCGTTGGCTCGTGCGTGCGAACTGCACGGAGCAAGGTACTTCGCTGCTGGAGCGCGTCCAGGCTTCGTCCTCTCCACGGAAGGGCAACTCAACGCCGAAGCCCGCGAAGCCCTCCGGTCTCAGTGGGATCGTCGGCACGGTGGAGTCGGCAACAGCCACAACACGGCGGTCCTCACTGGTGGTCTCAAGCCATACGAGGTTCCGCAAGCAACCAACACCGACAGTCAGTTCATCGAACTTCGTCGCTACCAGTTGGAGGAGATTGCGAGACTGTTTCGCATTCCCGGCTCGCGTCTCGGCCTTGCGGCTGACAGCCCCGACTCCGACATAGCGTTCGTCACGCACTGCATCATTCCTTGGCTCCGAAGGTTTGAGTCCGCGTTCACTCGCGACCTTATCGGAGACGATGACCGGTACGTTGTTGAGTTCGACGTGCGAGGCTTGCTCCGTGGCGATGCCGCAAGCCGCTCAGCGTTTTACCGTGCGATGTGGGACATCGGGGTGGTCAGCACGAACGACATTCGGGCCGACGAGAACATGGACCCCGTGGAAGGCGGCGACGTTCGCTACCGTCCGCTCAACATGGGAACGCTCGGCGAAAACCCATCCGCGAACGACGTGCTGGCACAGCAGCAGCCGGGAAGCGGGATCGACGGGCAGGCTGTTGAGGGCGGGCTTGATGCCGCCGCAGCGGAGGAGCCAGTTACTCCGTCCGAGCCAGAGGCTCCGCAGGTTGCGGACGTGTCGCTCAATGGAGCGCAGATCACAGGCCTCATCGCAATCCTCTCGCAAGTTCCTGCCGGTCTCTTGACCAAGGAAGGAGCAGCGGCACTCATCTCTGCATCGTTCCCAAGCATCTCCGCTGCTCAGGTCACGGCGATCCTCGCCGGGGTTGTGGCTGGCGATTTCACAGGCAGCGTGCAGCCTCAGCAGGCCGCTCCTGCCGCAGCCGCTCCGCTTGGTCGCTCGCTCCCTGAGTCGCGGGCGATGACGATCAGTATCGACTTCGACCGCACGTTCTCCGCTGATCCGCAGATGTGGGGCGAGTTCGCCAAGAAGGCAGTCGCGGACGGCAATACCGTCGTGATGATTTCCCGCAGGCCAGAGTCAGATCGAGAGGAGGTGATCTCATCTCTCGGCGACTACGCCGAGTCGTTCTCGCAAGTGCTGCTCGTCGGCGGCGAAACGCTGAAGGCCGACGCCGCCGACGCCGCTGGAATCAACGTGGACGTTTGGGTAGATGACTCACCGCAGACGATCACGGACAAGCAAGTCAAGCGGGTGGAAGATGGCGAAGTATGACCATATCGACTTCGCTCCTCCCGCTGGCGTTCGCAGCGAAGCAGCCAAGGGTCTTGAGTGGCGTGATGAGTTCAACCGTGGAGGCACTGCTGTCGGCGTGGCTCGCGCCCGCGATCTCTCCAATGGCACGAACATCTCTCCTGACACGGCGAAGCGGATGGCGAGTTACTTCGCCCGCCACGAAGTGGACAAGAAAGGGCAGGGATGGAGCCCCGGAGAGGATGGATTCCCGAGTGCCGGGAGGATCGCGTGGGCTCTGTGGGGAGGTGATCCGGGACAAGCGTGGGCCAGCAAACTGACCAAGCAGATTGACGCAGCAGACAACGCAAACAGGAGCATGATGATGAACATTGAACGGCGGTCACTTGCGATTGACGAGATCGAGTCGGACACTCAGCTGCTCTCCGTCGAGACGCGAAGCGAGGAAGGCAGCGAGGAGTCTCGCGAGTGGATCGTAGGGTATGCAGCGAAGTTCGGCGTTCTTTCTCTCGACTTGGGAGACTTCGTGGAGAGGCTTGACCCCGGTGCTTTCAATCTTGTGTCTGAGCGGCGTGGACGCAAGAAGCCGCTCCAGACTCGCGCGCTGTGGAACCACGACCCGAACTTCCCACTCGCTCGCTATCCTGAAACTCTGAAACTCACCGTGGATGACGTTGGGCTGCGGTACGAGTTCCCCGTCCCTGACACGTCCTACGGCAAGGACATCGCCGCGAACATTCGGGCTGGAATCGTCCGTGGTTCTTCCTTTGCCTTCCAAGTCGGCACGGGCGGCGACGAGTGGAGCGTGGAGGACGGACGCAGCGTGCGGACGATCAAACGAGTTGACTCGCTGATCGACGTTTCGCCAACGACGTTCCCGGCGTACCCCGACTCCGACGTTGCGGTGGCAAAGCGGTCCTACGACTCGTTTCAGCAGTCGTTGTTCGCGAATCGCGAACGCCGCACGATTGCAGCGTCGAAGGCGAACGAACTCCGCGAGTATCTGAAAAAGCATGGCCGCTAAGACGGGCGACCGATGCCCGAAGTGCCGCGAAGGAAAGTTGCTGATCGCGTCAAGCCAGCGGCAGGGTGTGTACCAAATAAGGTACTTACGATGCCGCTGCTGCGGTGCGACTGACAAGCACATCCTCGCCGCCAATGAGGTCAGGCGAACGAAGGCTACCTGAGTTCTTTACTCTTGCGGTGTTCGTTGCTGGATGGGTCACGGCACAAGAGCCTAGTTTGACCGTAGGTGATGCGTCCGCGTCGCCACGAATCGCACTAGGAGAGAATCGCCGTGGACAAGATCAAGGCACTGCTGGACGAACTCGCGAAGGTCACCGCTGAGATTCAGGCCGCGATGGAATCGGAAGATGCTCCCGCCGCCGAAGGCGAAGGCAGCGACCCGGCTGCGATGGCTGCCGAGGAGAACTCGCTCCGCTCGCT